CGTACAGGATTGACTGCTGCAGAAATAAGAATGCTAAGTGAAGGTGTTCCAGATGACGCTATTGCTAAAGACTTATACACAGATGTTGGAGTTAAATACAAAAAGTATATGGAGTCTAGCTACGAAGAGCTAGCCCAAACCGATCCTGAAAAAGCTCGTTTGTTTAAAGAAATTTCAGACGAATTTTTAGGTGGGGACAGAGGAATTGTTAAACCTATTGTTATGAAAGTTCCTTATGGAGCAGGAAACGATACTCTTAAAATTGATTTAAACACGCAATTAGATGGCAGAAAAAAGTTAGCAATTTTAGAACGTGGTGTTGATCCCGACGAATTAATGGAATTTCATTGGGATAAGGGTATGGCTAAGGCTTTAAATGAAGGTCTTGCTACTCAATATCAATTTAAAGAATTTAATTCTGTTATAGGTAAGATTTTTAACACTGCTAAAAATAGAAAGCCTTTGCTAGTTGAAGGCCCCTCTGGTGATATAACTGACTTAACAAGATATGTTATGGGAAGCGAAAGAACTTTTAGGTCCACTATTGGCCCTGAAGGTGTTCCCGATTTAGCGGCAGCAAAAGATGCTAAATGGAGAGGGCAAGAAGTAACTGTATACAATCAAGTCCCTAAATCTGATATATCCCCTGAAGCCATTAAAAAGATTGCAACAGATGCAAAAATGGTGACTCAGGGAATGGCGCCTAATGTAACACATATGATGGACGCGGGATTTTTGCATAAATTGGTTCAAGCTGCGGATGCCGCAGGTATTGAAGTTAGAGTTGTGCATGACGCATTCTTTGTTCATCCAAATGATGTTAAGGCGGTCAAACAATTATCAGGAAAAGTATTTCAAGATCTCCACGCTAATTACAATATTAGAGAAAAGATGGTTGAAGGCTTAGCTAAAGCTACTGGTATGTCCACGGAAAGTATACTAGCTAAAATTGAAGCTAAGGGTTTAACTATGGAAACTAAGTTTGATATTGGAGCACAACCTGTAGAAAGATTTACTAACGTTGTTCGAGGAGGATAACTATGTACAAAGATTACAATGTAATGTCTGCTCAAGGAATGACAGATGCTGAATTGTTAAAAGCTAACGGAGGGCCTGAAAAATTTGCGGGTACTCCCAAAGTTAACACATTTATGGTTAATAAAGTTTATCACGATAATCTTAAAGCTGGAATGTCTAAAGCTGAAGCAAATGTAAGAAAGATTGAAGCTCAAAAGTTAGTAAAAGCCACGAAAGATTGGCGAGGCTACTAAAACAAAAAATAAAGCTACATTTTGGATATAACGTCCAATTTGTAGCTTTATTTTTGCTTTTTAAGGAAAAGCTGATCTCCAGGATCCCCTTATAGAGCACTTTTAAATGCTTGGCTTATGTTTGTTTAGCTTTATTTTTAACTACTTTAAAACAAGTAATATGAAGCAATGGGCAAAAATAAAGGGCCATAACCAGGTTTTAACCCAACTATAGCCCATATTTACTTATTCAACTAGTCCTTTTTTGACAGTAAGCTCTTTTGCTAGAGTATCACTTGATAATGCTCCAACTAACTTTCGCGGCTCTTTGCCACTAATTTCAATTACTGTTGTAGGTATTGACTTTACTCCGTAAGCTACTGCTATTTCAGAGCCCTCTGGAGATTCAATATTATATTTTTCTACTTTCCAATCTCCTGTAAGCCTATTTGTTACCTTATCAAATATAGGGCCATAGTTTTTACAAGGCCCACACCAATCCGCATGAAATTTTATTACTTTATGCATTCTCTTTTCTCCGAACTATGAAACGCTGAAATTCTTAAAGACTTAATTAGCCCTAAAATTGTAATTTCTAACTCCTCTTTCATTTCATCACTGTAGTTAATACTTTCGTATAAATTAACTGCGGTGCTAAGTGCCTCTGCTATTTCCATAACTGGGTATTTATCACATTGCATTATTTTTTCTCCTCAGAGCCAACAATTGCCGGCTTTTTATTTTTATCTTCTTTTGGTTGTTTAGTTTCAAGTAAAAACTGGATAAGGCTCCTATGAACATCATCACTCATTGGTACCTCATCTATTTCTACTATAGAAGTATTTAAAAATGGTGAATCCACATCCACCAGTTGAATTGTTACTTTTGCTATTGTAGCCATTATTTATCTCCTATTACTTGTGTTATTGTGTTTTCAGTATACCACCTGAATTTATTTTTAGTTGCCCATTCGCCGTGGGTTAGCTTTGTTCCATCTTTACGAACTTTTGCATGAGGCATTGGAGTTTTATGATTATAAAATAAAAATAGCAACTCTTTACCTTTTGGCAAAGAGTCTCTAATCCACACATATTTTCTAGCTTCTGCGCTGTCCATAAATCTACCTTTAGCTTCTATAATTAAATTACCTTTGCCAAAGTCCGGGGTGTAAGTATGGTCAATTGTGTAAGAAATTTTATCTGGGTGGTGTTCCCAATCTTTTAGTAACCCTTCTCCTAACTCCCCTTCCCATTTAGAATCAGCATTTCTTATTGAAGCTTTCCATTTATTATTTGGTCTATAACCCATTACTTCATTCTCCCATTATTAGGGCCATTCGTAAATGGCTTAACCCTAACTCCATCTATAACATTTTTAGTTTTACTTCCACAAGCTGTGCAAGGGCTAGGTTTGTTATAATCCGCTAAAGCCCTATGCTCATCCTCTTCAAGCCCACAAACTGTGCATTTATTTCTATATACCATCTAACTCTCCTATTTTAGCAATATACTCTTCTTTGCTAAGACGCACTTCTTTGTATTTTAGCCTTTCTAGCTCTTCTTTTAAATCTTCTATTTCTTTTTTCAAAGATCTATTTATTTCTAAAGCTAAGCTTAAGGCGTTTTGATTGTTGTTAGGATTGCTCATTGCGCCTCCTCTGCCCAACCCCAAGAATCGCCTGACATTCCTGCCGCGTTGTAATCTGTAACAGTCCCTTCAAAAAAGTTTTTAAAGCTGTCACCACCAATAATCCATTCTACCCAAGGTAATGGGTTCTCTTTAACCTTAAAATTAGGTTTTAGCCCTAATTGTATAAGCCTTCTATCCGCAATGTACCTAATATAGCTTTTAACTTCTTTAGCCGTCAGTCCTTCAACTGGGCCAAGGCCAAATGCTAAATCAACTACTTTGTCTTCCAATGCAACAGCAACTCTAACCATTTCGTATACTTCGTTTTTAAATTCATCATTAACAATACGAGGATGCTCATCAACAAATACCCTAAATAACTTGGTCATAGCCTCTACGTGTTTGGTCTCATCCCTTATTGACCACTCAACAACTTCACACATACCTTTCATTTTGCCAAACCGTTGGTAGTTAAGAAGCATAATAAATGCTGAAAATAAGCTCATACCTTCATTAATACAAGTTTGCGCTAAAGCTTTTCCTAAGCCATGATGGGTTGTTACATCATTGTTTTGCATAAATTCAATTTTAGCAACCATCTCTTTATACTCTAAAAATGCTGAGTATTCTTCGTCTGGAAATCCTAGCGTATCATTTAATAATGCGTAAGCCCTTTGATGGGTTCCTTCACGATTAGCAAAGGATAAAAGCATATTTCTAATTTCATTGTTTTTGAACTTAGGAATAAATAAATCACAATAGTTTGTGGCCACTTGCACATCTGATTGTGTAAACAATCTAAATATTTGTGTTATGTGATTCTTTTCTTCCGGGGTTATTACTTCTTTTTTCCACTGGTCAACGTCTTCTTGCAATTTTAGTTCCCATGTTCCCCAATGAATTTTTTCGTGGTCCTCTGTGACCTCCATTGCAAACGGGTACTTAAAAGGTTTATACGTTTTGCTTTCTTCTAATAAACTCATTTCTCTCTCCTTATATTTATCCTGAACACGCTAAGCATTCAGTATCATCAATTTTAAAATCTTTAATTTTATCTTGTTCTACTTTTATTCCAACCTTTTCACCTGTTTCACCAGCAGAAGCTCTTAAATAATATAAGCCCTTAAGATTAGATTTCCAAGCGGTAACGTGGACGCTATTAACATAAGACTTCATTGACCCCGCTTCAAAGAAAACATTGACAGACTGCCCTTGGCAAATATGCACTTGTCGGTCTGCTGCGTGCTGAACAACCCAATGCTGATCTAGTTCAAATGCAGTTTTAAATACATCTTTTTCCCAATCTGTTAAGTAATCTAAATGTTGAACAGACCCCTCATGCCTTATAATGTCTCTCCATTCTTCTTCTAACCACTCTTTACTTTCAGCTAATCTTAGCCTGTGCTCTTCTAACACAAATTCTAAATTTGTATTTTTAATTAAATGAGCCCCTACTCTGGTTCTATGCGTAAATGCATTTGATTTAAGAGGTTCAATAGAGGGCGATGTTCCAAGTATCATGCCTGAATTAGCGTTAGGCGCAATAGCTAACAAATGACTATTTCTACGGCCTGTGCCTTTACCTAACTTGTATTCACCTCTAGTTTTAGCTAAAGCTTTTGTAGCTTCTACTGCTTTTTCTTTAATATGCTTAAATATCATTTGATTTTTGCTGACAGCCAATGCCGACTCAAAAGGTATATTGCTTGCCTGTAAATAACTATGAAATCCCATGGCCCCTAAGCCTAAGCTGCGCTCAGACGCGGCAGAATAAGCAGCTCTTGCAATTTCTGGGGGTGAGTGTTTTATAAACTCTTCAAGTACATTATCTAACATAGTGATTAAATCTTGCACTAATGTAGTATTTTGCCATTCTTCAAACTTTTCTAAATTAAGCGACGACAAACAGCAAACGGCTGTTCTGTCCTTATCTGTAGGCAAATGTATTTCATTGCACAAGTTAGACCCTTTAATAGATAGCCCTTTATCTTTTAATGCTTGAGGCAATTTTCTATTAGATTCGTCAATAAAGTTAATATAAGGCTCTCCCGTTCTAAACCTTGTTTCTAAAACTCTTTGCCATAAATCTCTAGCGTCTACAGTATCTCTAACAGATTTATCGTGAGGATCAATCAGGTCCCAAGATTTGCCTTCAATAACTTTGTTCATAAAGCTGTCTGTAATATTTACAGCATTATGCAAGTTAAAGCATTTACGATTGCTATCTCCGCCTGTGGGCACTCTGATATTAAGAAACTCTACAATATCAGGGTGACTAATATCCAAATAAGCTGCATAAGATCCTTTTCTTGTTTTACCTTGCTTATACGCAGTCATTGATGAATCAGCAACCTTAATGAAAGGAATGGGCGACGGTGCTTTATCCGAAACCGCTCTAACATCCGACCAGTGGCCCCCAACACCTCCCCCTTTTACCGATAGCCAAGCTAATTCAGATTGATGCTCTATAAGGCCTTCTAATGTGTCTGGTACATAAGACAAAAAGCAGCTAATAGGTAAGCCTTTTACAGGTTCTCCCTCTTTTGGTGCGTTAGAAAGTATTGGGGATGAAAACATAAACCACCCATCTGATACAGCATTGTAAAGTCTTTGCGCTAATTCTAAGTCACCACCCGAATATGCAACGCTTGCTCTTGCGTAAGCTTGCTGAGGTGACGTTTCTCCCTTCTTTAAATAAAAATTATCAAGCAATTCTTTTGCTTGTTCTGTTATTTTTAAATCTTTTTTTAGGTCAATTTTTATTCCTAAATAATTTCTCATATTTCTCCCTGTTTATTTGCGAAAAAACAATTTAACCCATATTTTATACAGGTTAAATTGCTTAATTTATTTAATGACCCTTTGGAGGGTTTGTCATTTCCTTAATTGGTAATGCTTCAGAAAGCACAAAACCTTTTTTCATGTATTCAGAAAACTTCATACATAAAACTTCTCCATCTATTCTTTCGCAGTAAATGCCATCTTCTTCCTGCATTTCGCCATTAGTGTATGTCATACCAAGTTTCTCCTATTTTAGATGTGCCATCCATTCTACAATTAAAACCTAACTGCTCACCTGCTATAGTTGCAGCCTTTTCTAGTATAGTCGCTAGTCTAGGCGCATCTTCAGCAGAGCACTCAAAGTTTTGCTCATCGTGCATAATAGCTAGTAGCTTACAATCAATATTATTTTTTTCTATTAGCTTTGCAGATATATTAGCCCATTCTTTTGCAAGAATAGCTTCGTTACCTTGTAGCAAATAGTTAAGTAATTTATGAGGAGAATCGACTTGAATTTTTCTACCATCCTGAGCAATAATAGTTTTGCCACCAGACTTTTCAAAATCTAACCTCAATTTAGATTGTAACTTGCTTAATGCCGGAAAGCTCTTTAAGAATTTTGCTTTAAGATCTTTACCGTCTTTAGCTTTACCACCAACAATAGAACCAATTTTAGTGTCACCTGCCCCAAATAAAAACGCGTATATAAAAGTTTTAGCTTGCGCTCTAGTTTTTAAACCCGCGGCTTTTTGGTTTACCGTGTGAACATCAGTTCCTTCGGACTCTTTACCAGCAATAACTGTTTCTGAGTAAGTTTTATCTCCCATAGCAGCAGCTAGCAATCTTAATTGCGCAGATGCTAAATCACACCCAACTAAAACTTTATCACGAGGCGCTATAAAGATTTCTCTCATTTCTTTGCCAAATGTCGCTTTAGCCCCTGGAACATTTACTAGATTTTTGTGACTCATTCTACCTGTTGCTGTTCCTAAAGTAAATGGCACGCACTCAATTCTACCATCTTTGCGCCTTGATCCTAGCCAGCCTTTTGCTTCTTCTTTTTGATTTTGAAGAGTGTTAA